CTCGGTGCAGGTCGATCAGTGCTTGTGTCTGGCGCATGGCGGGCATTCTGTGGGGTTCGATGGGCGCATTCTATCGCGCAGGCTATCGGCGGGCAATTGGACGTGATGGCGGGATCATTTGGACGGATGCTGCCACAGGAACCGATGGCGCATTCTGAACGTGCCCGATGGCGTCAAACATAGGGTCTAGCTGGTCGTCATGAGCGCCGCCCGGGAACGTCACGGCCTCGCTCAACAGGTCATCGACAAACGTCCGGTCTTGAGGGAGCATTACGTTCCCAGACGCGATGAACGGCGCCACATCATGAGCACGCGAAACCTTGTCTTTGCTGCGCTGCACAGGAACAACTGGAACACCCTCCCGGCGCAACTGCTGAACCAGGCCGGTACCGCTTGACTTGTCCTCAATCATCATCGACCGAAGGATTGTGTTTGTGTCGCGTGAGTTTGCTTGCTTGAGCCAGAATCCTCGGGCCTTGTCCAGAAGGTCAGGCGCCTCCCACTTTCCACGTAGCTGGTCAATCAGCACCGCCTGCCCAACCTTCGACCGGCCCCAACACTGAAAAACGCTGTAGTCGTTCTGCTCTTCCGTCTTTTGCGCCGTGTCAACCGTGATGAATCGAAACTCAAGCTCAGGCATGGTCGAGTAATAGCCAAACCATTCGGCCTTGATGATTCCGCCTCCACGTGGAGCTGGGCGCTGCTGTAGCTGGCCCGCTGCACCGTATGGACCTAGCGTTTTCTCAAGCTCTGACACCTGAGTCTCACTGAAACGCTCGGGGAACATCAGCTCCCCATCATGCGTGCGCGGATCTTCCCACCCTATGGAAGTCCTGCACTTGCGCTTAGGATCAAAGCGCATCGGGATGCACAAATGCACGTAAGGCAAACCCATATCAAGAATCGTGCCAGACACATCAGATTCATTGAGTCGCTGCATCACCACGACAATGGCGCTCTTCTCGTTGTTCACCCGCGTCGGCAGCGTCTCGGTGAATGCGATCTTTGCGGCCTCCAGCTTTGCAGCGCTGTTGGCGTTGTCTGCGCTGATTGGGTCGTCAAGGATCACGCGATCACCACGAACGCCAGTCATCGATGTAAACGCACGCGCCTGCCGGATTCCTTTTCGTGTGTTACCGAACTCGCGCTTACCATCAAGGTCTGAAGCCAGATCAACGCGCCACAGGCTTTGATACCACTCAGACTTGATGAGGTCTCTGCACTTCCGGCTGTCCCGGATTGCTAGAGTTTCCTCGTGAGCCGTACCGACAAAGCGCATTTCTTGCAGATCACGCGGCCCCCACTCCCACGCGGGCCAGATCACGCCAGTTAGGAGCGACTTCATCGACCCAGGCGGGACGTTCATCAACAAGCGAGTGATTCGGCCATCCGTGACAGCCTCAAGGTGCAGGCAAATGGCATCAAGCGCCCACCCCCACCTCAGGTCGGCGCCAGGCTCCAGAACGCGCCACGCTCGCTTGGCAAACTCAGCCAACGAACGCTTGCACAGCTCTCGCTCTACTGCGAGTAGATCACTCTGGCTTAGTTGCATCCTTGGCGGCCATGATTGCGGTCAGAACTTCAATCGGCAGGCCGGACACGTCAAGGGTTTGCTTTGTCTCAAGCGCCCCACCATCCGCGCCAGTCACCTCGACTGCTTTCATCTCGCGCCATTGTTCCTTGCGGCGATTCTTCAGCCAAAAGATCCCGGCGGTTGTGTCTGGCGGGTAGTACTTGCGGATAGGAGTCTTGATAATCTCTTGCCCGATCACACGAATGTCAACTTCGTCGTGCTCGTATCCGGTTGCGCGTGCAAACAAACTGCGCTCAACTCGTTCGTCTGCAAGTTCCTTGCCAGTTTTTAGGGCATGGCAGAATTCGGGGTGAGCCTCTTTCCATCGGTAGATGGTCCTGATGTCCACCTCGAAGAAATCAGCGATTTCAATGTCAGTTGCCGCCAACTTGCACAGCTTTTCCGCTTGTGCGGCGTATTCTGGCTTGTAGCTTGTCGGGCGTCCTGCTGGCATTTCATCCTCCACTGCGCTCTAGCGCGATGGTGTCATTCTAGCTCAGGGCTTAGAACGAGGTGGAGTAGCTCAAGGCCACCGTGTCGCGCTTCCTTGTCAGCACCCATCCGGTGAGCTTTACGCCAACGAAAGCGCCAGCGATGTTCCAGGCCATGTCTTTACCGCTGAAACCTGAACCTCCGCTGCGTGCGTCGTGCAGCTCTTTGATGACACCTGGGATTGTGGCAACGGCAATTGCCTCAGTGTCGGTCAGGCTTGGAAGGAACGTTCGGACGGCAGCGCCGGACACCACATGCACGGCAAAGTGCTTTTGCTTGTCTTGCCCTGTCCATTCGTCTGCGTGCGCCTGAGTGGCTGCGATGGCCAGAACTGCGGCAGTGATGTGTTTCATGGTGTGCCTCGATTATGGATCATGGAGCTGGGAGCGGGACTCGAACCCGCAACCACTGACGTGGAAGGACAGTGCTCTGCCAATTGAGCTATCCCAGCATGTGAGGGGCTTTCACCCTCGTGCTTGTCGGATCTCATCTACGCAGCCGCTGAGATGATGGTCGAGAGGCCGGAGGTGATCCCGGCTTGGGGTTCTGGTAGAACCGTCAACTTTCTTCCGCACAGTCACCACCTGCGCATTCCCTCGGGTCTGCTGGCCCCGACTACAGGGCGCCCAAGAAGCCTCATCACCTTCCGCGCATCACGGTTTGCCGCTTCTCGTTGCTGTTCAGCAGACCCGAAGGCCCATTGCTGGCTCGGGTTTCGCCGTGTACGTCTTCGGCACCGGCTTTACGGTCGTCTTGCCATAAGGTGTTTGACCACCCAATGTTCAAACTTTCAGGCGTGAACACCTCTATTTTCTCAGGGCTTGCATGTTGCGTCAAGCTCAATCATTCGTTTGCCCACAGGTTCCCAAGGGGTGATAGCAGAGGATCTGACTATCTCTCCCTCTCCCACCTGCCAATACATCACAGCAGACTAGAGCACCCATAAGGCAGCGATTCATTCCGCTTTGTGTCTCGTCTCACCCGCTTTACACAAAGCATCTGCGGTCCCTCACTGACAGGCCGCACGGCACGCACCGGGGGTACGGTGGCCGGTCTTTGCGCAGTGTGAGCCGATCCAAGCTCATGCACGAAGGTGAGGGAGTCGCCTGCATCATCCAGAAAAGCGAAGCCCCTAAAGTCTCGCCTATCCACGCAAAGCACGCGCTCCCTTTCGGGTCCATCAAGTACCACCCTGATGGCGACAAACGAGGCTTTAGGGGCCTTGTCTGGTGTGGCTTGGTGGGCCACCGAGCGTGCTTTGCTCTCAATCGGATTATACATTGGATGCCAACTTGGCAATGTGCGCGCCGGTGGACTTTTCAGCGGCCTTGACTGTCTTGAAGTGCCGACCCTTGTAACCGTGGATCACGTTCTCTTGGCCGTCCTTGTCGATGCGGACGATGATGGCGTAGAACTCGCCTGCGCTTGGGCTGATCCGTGCTTCGTGCTTGCTCATCTTGTTCTCCGTTGCGTTGTCGATGAGTGAATCATGCCCGCCCGGTGCGGTTTGGTCTAATTGGTTTTTTCTATCGAGTCGATAGCTTTTACCTTTGCGCGGTATTCGTCGCGCACTTCCTCGATGATCTCGCGGGTCCACTTCACGGGCTTGTGCGGGCCTTCCAGCCAATCCACCGCGGGCTGTCCGATCTTGGCAATGAGCCGGATTCGGTAGGCTGCGACGTTTCCGCTCAGGTGGGTGTTGCAGGGTGCGCACTGTGCGTGGCAGTTGGTGGGCTCGTATCGCAGCTCTGGGTGCGCTCCCCGGCTGAGGTAGTGCCCGGCATGTATCTGGCCTTGATGGTGCCTGCCACACGAGATGCAGGGCTGTCCAGCGTCACGCGCCCTCACCCATGCGTTGAATGCTTGCTGCGCCTCTTTGTGCAGGTCGCTGAGGCTCTTGAGGCGGTTGAGCTTTGCCCGCGTCTCTTTGCGCTCCACCTTGGCCTTGATGGCTTCGGTCTTGGCCTTGCCCTTGCGCACGAGATCCAGCGCACAGACGGGGCTGCAAACGGCCTGGCCCATGCGTTGCGGGGTGAACTCGACCGCGCAGGACTTGCACTTGCGCGGCTTTGGTGGCTTGCTTGCGATCATGCGGGGATCTGCCCGTGGTAGTACGCCATCGGCTGCGGGACCAGATCACGCGCATCGACCGTGTGCCGTGCGCCAAGCCACATCGGGCCGATTTCAGCAACCTCCACCCGCTCGCCGTTTTCCATCGCCATGACGCTGATTCCAGCGTGGGTGTACCTGTGCCCCTGCCGCGCTGGCTTGTGCTCGCTGGCGAGGTCTAGGGCCAACTGGTGACTGTCTGTCACCGGCTGACGCATCGGCGCTTTTGGTGCGTGGCTGACGTTTGGCAGCAACCCGGCGATCTTGGCGCACTTGGGGCCGTAGGCGTACTCACCGACAGTGGCAAATGCAGCAGACATGGGGCGACGGCAGCGGACGCAGGTTAGTGGTTGCATGATGGTTTTGTGCCTGATTCCCAGGTTATGCGTCGTTATTGAGGCCTACCGTGGGTTAGGCCGTAAGCCTGGCGGTGGCGGCGCTCCACATATCAGCGCAGTCCCTCGCACTAAGTCTGACCCCGCGATGACTTGGCGCCACTCGCTGCATTGCCTCAATCAGCATCGGTGTGGCGCGCACTGGTGCCAGCGTGTAGCCGAGTGGGCTTGAGAGATGCGCAACAAGCGCCGATAGCCGATCCACTTCGTCGGTCAGCGCGGCATTGGCTGCGCGCTCGCTGGCCAGCGTTGCGATGGCATCGCGGCCCGCCTTGGCCTCGGCCTGGGCTGTACGCAACAGCCCTTCCAGTGCTTCCAAGCGCGGCGCGTTCGTGGACTTCCAGCGGCGCAGCGCCTCCAATTCATCGCGCACACATCGCGGCGCTTCGGCAATGCCGCTTTCAAGCTCAAAGAATGCAGCGTCTCTCATTGGTTCTTTCTCCTATCAAAAATGCACGGCCTAACCGCGCGTTGCAGCGGACGTGCCGCCGCTGAACTTTTGGTTAGGCCTTCAGGCGGAAGAGGATCGGGCGCGACGAATAGACGTCGTGCTCATCGTGGGCAAACCAGTTGCCATCCGGCCATTCGCCCACATAGGTGCATGCGTGGATGCCGGTGCTACCAAGCTCGATGACCACGAATTCAGACCCGTCCTTCGGGCAATAGATGGCTTCGCGCCATCCAAGCTCCTTCAGTCGCTGCTGCGCCTCGAAGAGCATTCGGACGGCTGCCTGCTCGTCCGGCATCAGCTCTGCGCGGCGCAGCGTTGCTGCATCCACGGCAGCCATGATCGCTGCAGCTTCGCTGGCTCGCAGCGGTTCATGGCGGAAGCCGATCGGGCCGTCTCTGAAGGTCTTGTGGCCCACGATCTTGTCTTCGCTGGCGGTCTTGTCCATGTTGCTCCTATCCGCAAGGCCTGCGGCCCTGCTCGGTTGTCAAAGCGCCCGGGCCTGTGGCCCCGGCTTCGTGTGGCGCGCTGCGCCCTGGGTGTGTGGCTGCCAGGCCTAACACGTTGGTCATTCGTCAACGCCCTGCAATAGCTTGATGCCTTGCTCGACCCGCACTTTGTACGTCACCAGCTCATACAGGCACTCGCGGTATGTGTTCATCAGACCGGCGATCTCGCTGCGCAATTCTTCGTTCTCGCGCTCCAAGCGTTCGATCTTGCGGCGAGCTGCGGCTGGGATTCGTTCGGCGCTCATTCGTACTCCGTCGCGGTGAATCTGACGCCCTGCTGCGATCCGAACGCGCTGATCAGCTCCATCAGCTCGCCCATCTCGGAAATGGTCATTTTTGACGTAGCCTGGCCCAAAACCACGAACCCGCCATCGAGG